GTGGTGTTTCTTTTGCAAAAATATTTTGCTTACCGTATTCGGTAATAGTAGTCATTGAAATTCAAGATAGGTGAATGGCGAGGATGATCGGTCAGGTCGCCATGACTATCTACTTCTTCTTAGTACCTTTCTTTTTCTTAGGTGGTCTTCCTACTTGTGATCCGTAGGTTCCTTTTCCATATGGCATGTTAAAAATTGACGTTTGATCGTGCTAGTTTTTGAAGAACTTCTTCTCTATACGCAGGGTCATCATGGTATTTATCATCTTCCATGGCTTTGACCAGCTCAGCTTGACTATTAAATACATCGCCTTGGGCTTTAGGCGCTTTACCTGTAACCATCTGTCCATCTCTACCAGCTGCATCTGCATACTTAAGAGCTAATGTTTGTACTGCAAAGTAAGCAGCCATTGGGTTGCCTTGCTCCATGATTGCATCAAACATACCTACTTCTTGTTCAGGTATATTCTGTTCAGCCCATCCAAGTAAGTTGTTATAGTTCTCTTGACCTCCTACTAAACCATGTATTTGTTGTACGTCTTGTTGAGTGAAATCTCTACGTTGTTGGGTACTTGCTTTAGACCTAAGTTCCATTGCTTTTTTAGCAACTTCTATAGGATTCATTTTAGATAGCTCATCAAAAGTTTCTTTGGTAAGCTCATTCTTACTACCCTGTTCCCATAGCCTCTCTAGAATGTTATCTGAAGGTTCTGACTCTTCCTCTACAGGTTCATTTTTTGATTTGGTTTCTTCTGAAACTGGCTCAGATTTTTCGCCCAATTTTTTTTCGAGTTCCTTATACGCAGTCTCTAATTCTTGAGCATCTTTATATTTACCAGCAAGTAAGCTCTCTTGCTTACGTTCCATGTCCTCTCCAATTAATAGAGAGTCTTTTTCTTCTGTTGATAAGTCATCAACGGAGCCAGCGTTCTCCGTATTGGTTACTGGCTCCATTGATAATGTTTGTTCTTCGCTCATTCTTATTCAGGTGGTTGAATTTGTGCGGCTAATGCAGGGTTCTTAGAAGGATCCATTATTGGAGTCTTCATCATTGCAATCTGTTGTTCTCCTTGTTGTTGCTGCATAGCCATTTGTTGTGCTTGTTGCTCTTTACCTTGTATCTCTTGCATTGATCTTACTAAGTTCAATACATCAATACCTTGTGATGCAGCCAAGCGTTTAATCACTTCCTCTGGATTGATAAACTTCTGTACTGCCTCTGGTCCCATTGTCTGAGAGATAACTGTTAGGAATTGACCTAAGCTTTCTCTATCCTGACCACGACCAAGTGCATTAACACCAGCTACGATGGTAGGTTTAACAATATCTTTTGGTAGACGTGGTATCTTTCCAGTCTTTTGGAATTGACTAAGTATTCTATTTAGATATGGAAGTAAGAACTCAGTAGTTAGTAATGAGAATAGCCCACCTAACTGTTGCTCCAACTCCATCTGTGTGAGGCGTACCTCCTCAGCTGTCGTGCGTTCTGATTGCCTAACTTGCATAACAAGCATAGCTTCATTTAGACGACGCTCTAGTTGTTGCATCATTTCAAATGCTGTTTTGAAATCTGCGGTCTTCCCTACCTGTACGACTCCAATGTCATCAGGTCTGCCTTGCACGATTGCGCCGTTCCCTGCGTTAGCAAGGGTACTAGGTTTAGTCGTAGAGCTAGGGGATACAGTGAATACAACTTTCGCAGCTGCAGCACTACCTTCCACTAAGGCTTGGGATAGTGCTTCTAATGATTTTAAGTCGCCAATAAATTGACCGACTCTTCCCCGTCCATAATCCTCACCATCTACTGAGTTAAATCTCAATGGAATCCAAGGTGTTATATCAACAGGTGCTTTCCCGTAGGACTTTGGTAATACTTTACCGTGTACTTCCTGATGCCAAACGTATCTGTTGTTGTCTCGTGTGATGTGTGTGTAGATATCGCACTCCTCAACTGAATCATCAGATCCATCAACTACTGTGTCGTACTCTTTCAGTACATCCATTGGTAGTTGATCTTCAATTAATTTCTTTGCAATAGTTTCCTTCGTTACTATTTCAATCACATTGCCGTTTCCATCTCGTTCTACAACGTAGCGATTCAGCGGGTATAACTTCAGACCATCCTTACCCATAAAGATAAGTGCATTACCAGCTACTACTAAATGTAGAAGTGCCTCATGCACAACAACACGATCATTAGATGCTGCAATAGACTCCAAGATAGTGCGTTCAATCTTTGCAAAAGATAAGTCTAGTTCTGATTTAACTTGAGGACCAAACTCTTCTCCTAGTTGTGATTCATCTACCTGTAATTTGAAAAAGCTAGTCTGCACTGGGAGCATCGCTAACATCAATTTTGATGCAAGCGTTACAGCTCCCTTAGCACCTACGCTCTGCCATGGTGTTGGTAGATGACGCATACCTTTGGAGTATTGATCCTTTAAAATTAAATATGGGAGAGTTAATTCTGCTGCTTGTTCTGCCTCGTCTAGAAACTGGGTACGTTCGCTTGATAAATAGTCGTATCTAGTTTTTGCAGTCATTTTTAGTTACCTAAACCACCTAGTAATCCTGTTTGTACATTTTGTCCATCACCAGAACCTAAGAATTTAAATGCATTCAACGCATTCATAGTGTTGTTCATACCAAAATTAGGTCTGACTCCACCTGGAGCGAAACCGCCATAACCTCCGTAGCCATAGCCAGAACCTCCACCAAAACCACCCAATCCCTGTAAGGCAGTCAAGAATTTTATGAATTGATCGAATTCACTACCACTTGAGCCACCTTGCATAAATTCTTTAAATGCCTCAGCATCTTCAAACTGTGTCCACCAACCGTCAGTTGTACCTGGAGCAGGTTGTGTAGTACCAGGAGGAGGAGTGATAGTACCTGGAGGAGTGGTAGTACCTCCACCACCGGGAAGAACTGGACCCATGCCACCCGGACCTGCACCACCACCTGTTCCTGGCGTGACTGGTGTGATAGTTACATTATTATCAATTGGAACGCCAGTAGGAGTATGAGTTGTACCAGGTACAAAGGCACCAGTGTTAGCAGGTGCTGCTGTTCCATATGCAAATCCAGTTCCACCACCATGTATTGGTCCTTTTATTTGTAACTCATTATAGATACTACCTAATTCATCGTAGTGATCTTCACCATCTAGGTTAAGTGGTGCTGACCAAGTGTTATCATGTGCAAAGACTGGAGGTGCAGCAACTGCAGTACCAGCTTGTACATCAGCTATATTTTGTTGATCATAAAGACCTCCACCTGGAGATACTCGTTGATCTAAGTATGCATCACTAGCCTTTGCTCCATCATTAGCAGCTGCATATTCCTTAGCAAATTTTGCTCTGTTTTTATACTCACTTCCTGATTGGATGCCTCTAGTAATATCTTCTACACTTTGTCCTCTTTCCAGTTCACCTACCCAGTAATCCAAACCTTCTTTGGCAGCTTTCCTACCTAAGTGAGTACCGTAAAGGTCTTGTACTGTGTTTGCGTATGATGTCATGATCTTATTATTTTTAAGAAATTGTTTTTTGCATCGGGTGTTTTTTGTTGCTGTCGTATTATTTTTAAGAAATTATTCTTAGCCTCTGGTGTTTTCTGAGTATCATCAATGAGTGCATAATAGCTACCAGTCTCAGCAGGGTTATACTTCATTGCCGTTTTCAAGTCGAACCCTTCATCTAACTGTCTCTTATATAATTTCTTATAATCAGAAACTGTATGACCTTGAGGATTAGTTTTCGCTATCCACTTAAGGTATTCTACAGTATCTTTATCAAGTTTTTGCTGACCTTTTCTATTGCCATAATTATATCTAGGATCATTAGGCATTATTTTGTTTGGAGTTTTAAAGGTATGGTTAATCCAATTACCACTAGCCCACTTAGGTATATTTTTACGAAGCCAACCTGTTCTTACGGTTGGCATTAAGTCTCCTGGCTTTGCTGACCATTTTTCAAAACCACCGAGCCATTGCTTAGGGTTGATCTTAATAGTTAGACCATCTTTCATGTCATTGTAGTCCAAGTTGTTTCGTAAACCAACCTTGAGACGATGCTGTTTAACTTGCTCTCTATCACCCCAACCTAAGAATTTTTTCAAACCAGCGAAGGTAAGTTGACCAGTCTTCGAAAAGCCTCCTGATCCACCACCTTTAGGTTTTCCTTTATTTTTAGATCTAAATTTTGCCTGAACTCTTTTTCTATTAGCGTTATGCTTTTTTCTTTTTGACTGCCAGCCCATATCTATTCCTCACTGACTCGATCTTTTATCCACTCCACAACAGAGCGTTGACCTGATCTATACATAATTTTTTCCATTGATTCATCAGGGTTAGGTGTAATTGGTGGATGGATTTCCTCAAGTTCAGCGAGGATTGACTCAAGAGATGGTCCGAGAATTGACTCAAGAGTATTGGGGTAGGTTGACATTGCTATGCTCGAAAAAGGCAGGCATACGACCTGACTTAGTTTCGGAAAGCCCTGGAGCTTTGCCTTCATACATAAGTCGATCACTCGTATCCAGCCAGAATTTTTTGCTTAAATATTTATCGCCATAGGTATTCTTACCTAGTGGCTCCATGATCCAGTTAATTGTGGCCTTCCTAAGTTTGTCCAAAGAACTACTGCTGCGTAGACCCATATCAGCACATACGAGAGAGTTAGTGGCAACGTGTATTTGCTCGTC